GTCGTGTTTCCCCCGGGACGGTCTTCAGGATGACCCCGTTTCCCCCAAATGTTTCTTATTAGGCAGGTATTGGTCCGGCCTTATGGGTTGTGCAGAAATCCCATGGAGCTGTTCAGGCGTGCTCCACGCCCTTCGGTTAGATAATCCTTCCGGCATATCCTCATCGTTCCACTCGCGACAAAGGCCTGCGGCTGGTAGGTAACACTGCGCTGGAATCTCAAGATTCACGTCCAACCGGTCACTAGCAAAGGAGTAACGAGCCCCATGTTCATACCAGAGAGCTGGGATGATCATGGGAAAACTCCAGTGATCTAACGGTTGGATCGTTTTCAACGAACGCAGGTAAGACTCTATACTGAGCTGTACCTCAACGGTAATGCCATACAATTTCTCTACAAGCAACCGGGTGTTCATCCCTGGTACCTTGTGGGGTATGTTTCCCCCTTGCATGGCGGCTTCTATTTTCTGCCTCGTATACAGATCGTAGAAACCCTTTTGGGCTATCAATCTCCTCATCCTCACTTTCTGGTGTGGAGTGACTCTCGCCCCATAGCGACCTAATTCCGCTATGATGGGGCAGCCCGGATACTGAAAAAGTATGGACAGCGCTTTACAACGCAACAATGCAGTTAGTTTGCATGTACGGGCACGACCGTACGCACGTTGTGCCCACCCAAAGTTGACTAAAACCTTGCGCGGGTCAGTGACATTGATCCTCTCACTAGGATCGAAAACTATGCCACAGAAAGATGCGGTGGAGATGGTGTCATGCACCTCCATCTTAATGATCAAGCCCAATCGGGCAAAATCCGCTGCGGTTGGGGGCGTCCCAACCATGGTAAAGAGACCATCATCTCCTTCAACCACTCCTAACACCTCACGGCAGCCTGCTTCCGCGCAGACGAACTGCATTAGCATCAGGTTAGAAAACCCGTTGCCTAGCGAGGTGCACATTTCGCCGGACATTCTAGTGGCATCAACCATCACTTTGAAGTCCTTGAAGACACACAAATTACGCCCGCCTAGCACTTCACGTACCAGGCGCATGAATTCCCCCCCATAGGGTAAATGTTGCGTCATGTATGAGTATAGCTCAAACTCACAGGCATCCATCAACTTGCGCACAAACAGACTCTCAAAAGCTGTATAGTCAGTGGCAACATATTTAGCTCCTTCACGGTGCAGATAGCTCATAATATAATCTGGGCGATCCGCAACTGGAACATGCTTGATAAAGGCCTTGTGTTGATACACTTGCTCTTCTATCAGCTTAAAGACAGGTCCTACAGCACACTTAAACGCATCTGACCGGGAGTTGATAGCCCGGGCGTGCTTGTAGGTTGGATAATCCTCGTCTTTCATGAAAGAACTGCATCGGAAGTAGCGGTGGGATTTATCTGGATCCCACATACTCGCAACGCCATCCCATTGAACCCGGAGCTCTTGTCGTCTCCAGTCGGGGTAATCAGTGTGGCTTAGCCAACGCTCAACGCTCACATCTGCATCGGAAGGAAGGGGGACAAATTCCTTCCGGACCTGACGCCTGCAGTGCAATCTGAACTTCTTCAGAAGCACATCTTCAGGCGTGGGCGGTTTCCTTAGAAACCTATGTTTCACCCCAGCGATGGTTGTATCTGGGTCCAGGGGATCCGGATGTGGGCGAACTGCTCCAACAACAACGGGTCCCAAAGAAATCTGGACTACAGGGCGCCTTCCCAAGGACACCTGACGCGGTTTTGAAACCACTGCGTCATTTTTCACGTCCGCAACCTTATCCATGGAATTCTCCAGGTAGCGGTAACCGGACGTGTACAACCTATGCCCTCCATTCACGCTGGGGCGAGTCAGAAACACCGGGTGCGCGCCTGACGGTTCTGGTACCACAGGCCTTGCGCCACCTCAACGGTGTTCCCCGCCACATCTTCACCTTGTTGATACAGATCTTTGTCTATATTGACGGTGTGTATGGACTTTACCGATGTGAGCAATCTTTCTTGAACGACTAGCGGGTCGTTCGTCAGCATAACGTTCGGTGTATTTAGTTGTGCCAACAACTCATGTGAAATGAGAAGAAAGTCGGGGACTCCAGTAAGTTGCCCGAAAATGTCAGTATTTAATAGGACGCCATTTAAAGTCTTACGATATGCAACTACGCTATATCGGGCATCGACATGTTTAAGCTCACGGAGCGACATGGCGTCGGCACGCCTGTCTGCATCGTCCCAATCTTTATTGGTCATCGACGTGTAGCTGTGGGTGGTGCGCTCACAAAATTTCGATCTGTACCCGCGCTTGGCACAGAGATGGCGGTCGGCAAACACCGCGGCCACTTGATAGAGCATGCTGGCAACCATCCATTGCCAACAAATCAAGCACTCGAACTGATCGAGATAATAGGCCAAATAGATGAAAATCGCTGGGAAGACCAAAACAAACAACCAAAAGGTGAATGTAGCCTCCGCAGTTTCATCCTGCCATTGACAATGGAAAGTCTTCCGCTTATTGTCATGGTATTGATCAATGCGGTTCCTATTGTCACCGAGACGTTTCTCGGCTTGTTTTAAGTCCTCTTGGACATTAGTCAGATTACGTCGGAGGTTCTGATTAGTTTCCTCCTGAACACGTGTCTCCTCGGCCTGCTCGTGGAGTGCGATTTTATAACCAGCTGCCTGGTCTACCGCATCTTTCACAGCCCACACGGCGGCTTTATCTCCGCCGCGGGATCCTCCGTTTTTGGATCCTGCTTTCCTCCTCGGATTGCCTGCTTTTGTCAGCTTGGTCGAATGATCCAGAGGAGGGTTGTCTCGTGTCCGCTTGCCAGACGGTGGGGATTTCTCTCCACCCTTCTTGCCAGCTTTTGGGCTCGAGGCTGATTTTGCCGGTTTGCGGTTGGTACCACCACGTGGTTTCCCAGATGCCGTCTCCGGTTCGTCCTTGCATTTCACCCATTTCTTACCAGACATACACTGGGTGAGAACGAAACAACCGTGTGGGTAATACCCTGTACAACGGTGTCTTCGGGGTGGAAAGTCCCGGAAAAGATCTGCTTTATTAAGGAGGTAGCTCTCCCAAGTGGTGATGTGTGTGCTTTCGCGAC